TTAGACGAGTATCAATTATCAAAGACCCAAAATCAGGTGGTTCAGCTGCTACAGCAACTACATTAAGAGGTGTAAAAGCGATATTATTATCAGGTTCACCAGGAACATTTACAGTTGATGAAAAAATTACTCAAGCTACTACTGGCGCAGTTGGAAGAGTTGTAGAGTTTGACTCAACAAATAAAATATTATATTATATACAAACGAGATTTACTAATTTTGGTTTAGATACTAACGGTAACTTAACAGCATTCTCTGGTACTAACACTATTACTGGTGCAGATTCAGGTGCTACAGGCACACCTTCAAGTTCGACAAGTACAGTTGATAGTGTATCATTTACTTCAGGATACGCAGCTGCTGAGTTAGACGCTGATAGTGGTGATGTGGTTTACTTAGAAAATAGAGCACCAATCAATAGAGCTTCAGACCAAACAGAAAATGTTAAATTAGTTATTGAATTTTAAGAGGGAAATAAATGCCAAGTCCAACTGACTTTAACCTCACGCCTTATTATGATGACTTTTCAGATTCTAAGAAGTTTCATAGAATACTTTTTAGACCGTCATTCGCAGTACAGGCTAGAGAGTTAACACAATCACAAACAATACTTCAGGACCAGATAGAAAATTTATCTGACCACATCTTTAAACAAGGTGCTATGGTTATTCCTGGTGCTATTAGTTACGACTTAAATTATTACTCTGTAAAATTATCAGCTAAATCAATTTCAGACATTACAAAATATGATAGTGTTAGATTAACAGGTGCTTCATCTGGCGTTATTGCTAATGTTGTAGGAACATCAGCTACAGACGGTACAGACCCGGATACATTATTTGTAAAATATGAAACATCAGGAACAAGTAATACATCAACATCATTTACAAACGGCGAAACATTAAATTGTACAATTGATGGCTCAGCTGCAACAGCAACTGTAAATACTACACACACAGGTTCATCTGCTTACATAGGTGCAGGTGTATTTTATATAAATGGATTTCATGTATCAGTTACAGAGCAAGTTGTAGTATTAGACAAATATACAAATTCACCATCTTATAGAGTTGGTTTAGCAGTTACAGAATCTTTTGTAACTCCAAATGATGACGCAAGTTTAAATGACAATGCCACAGGTTCTTCAAATGTAAATGCTCCAGGTGCTCATAGATTTAAAATAGATTTAACATTAACTAAAAAATCTTTAACAAGTACCGAAGATAAAAACTTTGTAGAATTATTAAGACTATCTGAAGGTATCATACAAAATAGAGTTAGAACAACTGAATACGCAGTATTAGAGGAAACTTTAGCAAGAAGAACATTTGACGAATCAGGTGATTATTCTGTAAGAGGTTTTGATATTGATATTAGAGAACATTTGTTATCAGGTTCTAATAGAGGTGTATTTGCAAGCGGCTCAGGTGGTTTAGAAAGTAAATTAGCTTTAGGTATTTCTCCTGGTAAAGCATATGTAAAAGGTTATGAAATAGAAACTATTGGTACAACTTTTGTTGCAGTAGATAAAGCAAGAGATTTTGATACAGAAAATAATTTTAATACTAGATTTGATATAGGAAACTTTGTAAATGTAACAAATGTTTATGGTAATCCTGATATTGGTTTTGTTTCTGGTGATGTCGAGGCATTTAAAAAACTTGGCCTTTACTCTGAACAAACAGTAAATAGAGGTACTGAAAATACAGGTTCAGGTTCTTCAAATATTACAATTGGTCGTGCAAAGTCAAAAGGCTTTGAATATAAATCAGGTACGGCAATAGGCGGAGCTTATTCAAGTGGTTCAGCATTAACAAATGTATTTAAACATTATTTGTTTGATATTAATATGTTTACTCACCTTAATACAACTGGTGGGTCAACATTTACAACTGCTGAAAAAATAACTGGCGGTACTTCAGGTGCTACAGGTACTTTAGAAAGTGTATCAACAACAACTAGTATTTCACCTTCATCCATTTCAGTTGCAAGTCCTGGTGTCGTTACAACTGGTTCAAATCACTTATTAAAAGATGGTCAACAAATTAAATTTACTTCTCCTAGTTTTTCAGTAGACTCAGTTGCAGTAACAACAAGTGATATATTTACTGTAAGAAATGGAAATGGCACAACCACTTTTGAATTATTTAATGCAGACGGAACAACAGCTGCTAATGTAACTTCATTTACAAGTTCAGGTGCAATTAAACACGGTGTTGTTGTTTTATCAAGTGTTAACGGAACATTTACAGCAGGCGAAACAATTACAGGCGGCACTTCAGGTACAACAGATGTAATTCAATCAGATACAGTAGGATTTAAGGGTGTAAGAAACTTTGAGTTATCTGCTGTTAAACAAATTGGTATGGCAGGTTCGCCAACTTATACAGCAGACACTTCTTTAGATTCAGTAAACGGTGATAACGCTATAATCTCAGGTTCAATATCAGTTTCAGGTAATGCAGTTACAGGCTTTAACACAAGATTTAGTGATGAATTAAAAATAGGTGATTCAGTATCATTTACAAATGACTCAGGTACAACTGAAACTAAAATTGTTGAAGTTATTATAAATCAAACATCTTTAACATTTACAAGCACAGCAGGCACTTCAACAAAAACTATTGCAACAAGAAGAAGAGCAAAATTAAATGAAGCTAATAAAAATACTTCAATATTTAAATTACCTTATAAAACAATTAAAACATTAAAGACAACTGCTAATTCAGGAATTACTGATACTAATTTTGCAGTTAGAAGAAACTTTACTCAAACTTTATCATCAAACGGTGACGCAACTATTACAGCAGGTACAAATGAAACATTTACTGCTTTATTAGATAAAGACTTTTCAGTATCAATAATGACAACTGGTTCTGGTGGAACAGGCGCAGTTGGTGATGTATTAAGTTTATCAGGAAACAATCACGAAGGTGACGCTATATTTACATTAGGCGGTTCCCCAACTGGTAAAACTTTAACATTGGATTTTGGTGCTAATTATGCAGGTCACAAAGTAAAAATTTTAGCAACGATTAATAGAAGCGTTGCAGATTCCAAAACTAAAACACTCAACTCAAACCAAACTGTACAAATTTCCTCCCAAAGTACAATAGAAAGTGGTGTTATAGGTATTGGTAAAGCTGACATATTACAAATTAATAGTGTAAAAATGGCAGCTGACTTTAGCACAAATGCTACAAGCTCTGATACAGATATTACAGATAGATTTGATTTAGATAATGGTCAAAGAGATAATTTTTATGACATAGGAAGATTAAAATTAAAAAATGGTCAGTTAACACCAACTGGTAGATTATTAATTAATTTTGATTTCTTCTCTCATGGTTCTGGTGATTATTTTAGTGTTGACTCATATTCAGGTGTTGTAAATTATGAAAATATACCAAGTTACAATTCAGATACAACTGGTCAAAAATTTGAGTTGAGAGATGTATTAGATTTTAGACCAAGAGTTGATGACGCAAGTACAATAAATTCTGGTGGTCAAGATAGAAGTTTTGATGGCACAGGTGCTTCAACGGTAGATGTGGTAAAATTTAATTCAGATGTATCAACAGATTTTGAATATTATTTACCAAAAATTGTAAAAGTATTTTTAGATAAAGACGGTACATTTAGAGCAGTTGAAGGTGCTTCAGCTTTAAGCCCACAAGCTCCAAAAAATTTAGATACTGCTATGCACCTTTACACATTACAATTAGATAATTATACTTTAACAACTGACCATGTAGAAGTTGAAACAATTGATAATCGTAGATATACTATGAGAGATATTGGTGCTTTAGAAAAAAGAATTGACAATGTTGAATATTACACACAATTAAATATGTTAGAGCAATCTGCTCAATCTTTACAAATTCAAGACGCAGATGGTTTAGATAGATTTAAAAACGGATTTATTGTAGATAATTTTACAGGTCACGGCATAGGTGATGTTGGTAATTTAGATTACAAAGCTGCAATGGATATGGCGGAGGGTCAATTAAGACCCACATATAACGAGGACGCAGTTCAACTTATAGAAAGAGATGATGATGGTACAGAAATTGTAGCAGCAGATAGAACAGCAGCTAATTATCAAAAAACTGGTGACCTATTAACTTTACCATATACTGAAACAACTTTAGTTGACCAACCTTTTGCAAGTAAAACTTTAAATGTTAACCCATTCAATGTCTTTACATGGATTGGTACTATTGAGTTAACACCTCCAGGAGATGAATGGAAAGAAACAGAAAGAGCACCTGAATTAATTATAAACAATCAAGGTGGTTTTGATACTTTAATATCCGGTAATCCAAATTTAGCTAGTGTAGAATTAGGTACAATTTGGAATGAATGGCAAGACCAATGGTCTGGTAGACCAAGAGATTTAGAAGTAAGAAATCTTGGTGGCCAAGTAAGAGAACAAACATTTGCTTTTGGTGTTCCAAGACGAGTATTACAAAGACAATTAGTTACAACTGGCACATTAACACAACAAACTAGAACAGGTGTCAGAAATGTGTTAGTGCCTCAAACTGTAAGAAATTCAATAGGCGACAGAATTATAAATGTTGCATTTGTACCTTTTGTAAGAGCAAGAACAATTACATTTAACGGTACTAGATTTAAACCAAATACAAGAGTTTATCCTTATTTTGATAATGTAGATATATCAGTTTATGTAACACCAACAGGTGGTTCATTAGGCGGTAATTTAGTGTCAGACGCTAATGGCGCAGTATCAGGTACTTTTGCAATACCTGACCCAACTGTTGATTCAAATCCAAGATGGCGTACAGGTACAAGAGTCTTTAGATTAACTTCATCAGCGACAGACGATAGAAGCTCAGATGTAGAAACTTCAGGTGAAGTAGATTACACAGCAAGAGGTATTTTAGAAACCACACAAGAAACAATTTTATCTACTAGAGAACCAAGACTTGTTAGAGAAAGTACAGTTGATAATAGACAAGTTACTAGAACATCAACAAGAGAAACAAACAGACAAGTTGGTTGGTGGGACCCATTAGCACAAACATTCTTAATTGATGATAGTGGTGGTGTTTTTGTAAGTTCAGTAGATTTATTTTTTAGTACAAAAGATGATAATATTCCAATTACTGTTCAAATTAGAGAAGTTGTAAATGGATATCCTGGTACTAAAATATTACCTTTTTCAGAAAAAACAATTAATCCTAGTGATGTAACTGTAAGTACAGATTCTACATCTGCTACAACATTTACTTTTGATAGTCCAGTTTACATTCAAGAAAATGTTGAATATGCTTTAGTAGTATTAGCAAACTCAGTTGGTTACAACGCATGGGTAGCTCGTATGGGAGAAACGCAAGTCAACTCTGATAGAACAATATCAGAGCAACCATACGCAGGTGTATTATTTAAATCACAAAATGGTACTACATGGACTGCTGACCAAAACGAAGATATTAAATTTAAATTAAAAAGATGTGAATTTAATAAAGATGTTACAGGCGAAGTTGTTTTAACAAATGATAGTTTACCTGTAAGAACATTAAAAACAAATGCTTTAAGAACAACAAATAGTTCAAAAGTAATTAGAGTTTTCCATCCAAATCATGGTATGCACGGCACATCAAACAATGTTACAATTGCTGGTGTACCAAGTGGTACTTACAATGGTATAGCTCACTCAGATATAAACGGAACATATACAAGTATTTCGAATATAACTTTAGATAGTTATGATATTACATCTCCAAGTTCATCAAACGCAAACGCAACTGGTGATGTCGGTGGTTCATCTATAACTGCTACTCAAAATAGATTATATGATTTATTAAATTTAAGTTTACAAACAATGACTGTACCAGAAACATCTATTGGTTTTAGTATAAGACCTACAACTGGTAAATCAGTACATGGTTCAGAATCAGAATTTAGTTTAACTAGTTCATCCAATTATCAATCAGTTGTTGCTAATGATAATATTTACTTTACTGCTCCACAAATGGTAGCAAGTGATATAAACCAAACAAATGAAATGTCTGGTTCAAAATCATTATTTGTAAAACTAGATTTTACATCTTCAAATAGTAGATTATCACCTGTTTTGGACTTACAAAGAACAAGTGCGTTTACTATTCAAAATAGAATTAATAGTCCAACAACTGGTAATACACCAGATTTTGTTAATGATGAACAACCAACAGGTTCATCATCAGCTGCTGTTTATTGCACAAGACCGATAACTTTAGAAAATCCATCAACAGCATTAGATGTAAGACTAACTCAAAATGTTCGTTCTACATCTGAGGTAGAAGTTTACTTTAGAGCAACTTCATCTGAAGAAGTTAGAAATGTTGATGACTTAAACTGGACACCATTTAATGGTGATGGTAGCGAAGATGTAACAGTATCGCCTGCTGAAGATGATGAAACATTTAAAGAATACAAATATTCTGCTACAGGTTTAAACGACTTTACATCTTTTCAAATTAAAATAGTAATGAAAGGTACTATATCAGCATATGCTCCAAGAATAAGAGATATGAGAGGTATAGCATTAGCGGTATAATGAGTAAATATTTAAAAGTTGAAGGTCATACAAGTTTAGTAAGAGATATTAATAGTAATGCTATTGTAAATACAAATGCTAGTGAATATCAAATTTATATGCAAAGAGTAAGGTCAAGAGAACAACAAGGCGACCAAATTAGAAATGCGGTAAAAGAAATAAATACTTTAAAGACAGAATTAAGAGAAATAAAAAATTTAATAAAGGAATTAGTAAAGTAAAATGACTGTAAGAAATGTAGCAACATCCGATACACTTGAAGGTCTTAGAACAACCTTTAATAGTCTTGGTTCAGATGTAGGTAGTTTAACAAGTTTAGGCACTACTGATAAATCATCTATTGTTGCTGCTATAAACGAAGTAAATACTAGTGTTACAACTGCTTTTAAAATTAAAGATAGTTCATCAACACAACAAACTATTAATTCAGGTGATGTATTAAACTTTGCAGGTTCAACTAATATTACAGCAACAGTTTCATCAACTGATACTGTTACTTTTGCATTAGCTAGTTCAATCTCAGGTTTATCAAATATAACTTCAAGTAATATTACATTAACAGGTTTGGCGGCTGCAGGAACAGATACAGACGCATTTTTAGTAAGTGATAGTAATGTTGTTAAAACTAGAACAGGAGCACAGGTTTTATCAGATATTGGTGGTGCTTCAACTGGTTTTGCAATCGCACAAGCGGTGGCATTAGGATAATTATTATAAAATTTTATTATAAATAGTATTATAAATATAGAAAAGGGTTAAAAATGGCAAACGATTTTAAAAGATTTCCAAGTGCTAGTTTAGGAACAACTGCTGGTGCGTCAGCAACAGCCGTATATACTGTACCATCTAGTGGTTCAGCAATGGAATCTATCGTTATCGGTATTACTCTTGCAAACAAATCAAACGCAGGTATAACTGCTAGTGTTTTTTTAGATAACCATGATGGTTCAAATGATGTTTATATTGTAAAAGACGCTACAATCCCGGCAGGCGCTTCATTGGAAGTAATGTCAGGAAATAAATTAGTATTGCAAGGCACAGGTAGTGCTAATGACGCATTAAGGATTTCAGCTTCAGCTGCTTCTGCTTTAGACGCAACAGTTTCAGTTCTTGAAGATGTTTAATAAAAAAGGATAATTAAAAATAAATGGCTTATATCGGAAAAAGACCAACTGATAGTTTTAGAAGTATAGCTGCTAAAGATACTTTTACAGGAGATGGTTCAACAACCACTTTTGATATTACAAATGCAGCCGCTTCAGCAAATGACCTTATGGTATTTGTGGATAATGTCCGTCAAGAGCCAGGTTCAGGTAAGTCATATACTTTAGCCGCTGATGGTAGCGGTTTATTAAAAAGAGTTACATTTGACGCCGCTCCAGACGCTTCAGCAGAGATTTATGTTATTAACCCTCATTTAGCTCCAGAAGCAGTCGCAAGCGCTCAAAATTTAGAAGGCAGAGCATTTACAAATCAAACAGAATTAAATTCTGTTGCAGCTGATGATGATGTTCTTTTAATATTTGATACATCTACAAGCACAGTTAAAAAAATTCAGAAATCAAACATAGCTACTACATTAAGTTATGT